GTTAAGCACGCGCAGCGCCATTTTTGCCGGAAAGTTGGGTGAGCCCTCTAGTCCCTTTCCCAACCGCCTCTGAACTGCGTCAATCAAGCCCGCAATGTCATTGGCGACCGAATTGCACTTTGTATTGTCAGCGACAATCAAAGTATCGGATGCTGGCTTATCAGTCGTCTCAACAACTGATGGGCCGGTGAGTTTCCCCACTTGCGTCTTGTACTCAGAGACACCACCCTTAGCAGCAACAGGCTTCTGCTCTTGAACAGGGGGAGAGTACTTAGACGCTGGACGTTCGGCAATACGCATTGGCTCTGCCACAGGCTGGACGCTAGAGGAGCTAACAAGAGTCGGCCCTTCAAACACCAGCGCAAAGAAGCTCCAAAATCGGGCCCACAGGCTTTCCTCAAAGTCCCCACTAACCAACCGAGTGAGTTCATTCAAGGACATCTGATGGGTACCGACGACACTCAGGACGTTGAGCATGGGACGATTCTCAACAACAACAATGGCACAAGTGAACAAAATACTGAAGAACTGCTGGTTGATAGGCATCGTCATCTTGTCACGCACCTGTTTGCGCACGTAACAGACAAGCTTCCACCACGAGTCCTTGAATTGGGTTTTCCCAAAACTCCAAGTCATGGCCTGAACTCGCGCGTTATCAACCAGCTCAGCATTCAAGTACACCTGATACCTGTCAAACCTGAGCTTGATGCCAAAGGGTAAAGCAACCACCTCCTCAAGCGTGTACAACCCTTTGAGCGGGGCTGTATAACACTCGAGGGTTTCAGCGTTAATGAAATGGCGTGGCGCAGGACCCACACTACCATCCACCAACTTGAACCAATAAAGACTACTCACACCACAAAAGGTAAACTTATCCCAAGCCAGGGTATAGTTCCGATCACCAAATATGAAATGGGACACCCCACGGTGTAACCAATCCACATTGCCGTGAACATACGGCGTCACATTCCCATTGACTGAGTGCGTGATCTCCCCATCGGGAGACCTGGCCCAAGTCGACTCGGCAAGACCACCTTTTGCACTAGGCATTTCTCCCCCAAAGCCAGCGAATTCGTTGACGACTGCAAAAGCAGTGCGAGTGGTTGAACGATTGATCAACAATTCCGCTAACTCATAGGGTTGAAAGTAGTACAAACTGTGGATGAAAAGTAGTGCATCAGCCTGTACCCCACATTCACTAGCAACATTGTGACATGTGTGGGCACTGGCTTCAGCGCTACGGCGCGACATCGACAAACGTGCAGCCCGCATGATATCAGCTGCACTCAGTACTGGGGAACACGAATGGTATTCCATTTTGTAGTGACGAGCAGGCCCCATTGTGCGGCTTGCATTGCCCCCTACATCAATTAAACTACGTATTCCGAAGTCCCGCATTCGACTTAACAAAACGGATTCGGCAATTGCCCTCTCGTAATGCAACACAACGTGAGGGTGAAGGATATTGGTTTCCTGAAATTCCAGGTCGCCAGACAAGGTAAGCAAATATTTCTTTTGCTCGGAAGTGACTGCGTGTTTAACGCGAATTTGATACCCTTTCGGGAGATTGACAACTGGGTTAACAGCCATCGAATGCAAAGTTAGGTTAAGATTGGAATACAA